TCAGGAATGATTGCGAAAAAATGATTAGAAAAACTAAAAAAGGATATAAAGTAATCTCTAAATCGGGTAGAAATCTGGGAGAATACAAAACAAAAAAGGAGGCATTAAAACGTCTGCGTCAAGTTGAATGGTTTAAAAAACATAAGTAAACTTGACATACAACAGTTTTAACAAATAACCTAATATTATGAACGAAGAAGCGCGAAAAATACTCGATAGCCTAACCAAAAAAGAAATTGCAGAACTAACTCCACAAGACATCGCCTTTATGCGAGCAAGGCGCTCATATATGACAAAAGACCAGCAAAATTATTATGCCGAAGTTTTAGAAGAAAAAAGAACTTTTGACGAATTGTCTCCCGATATGCCACTTCAAGAGCTGAAAAAATATGCTGCCGAAGTCGGCTTAACTTGGAAGGTTGGAACCACAAAAGAGAAATTTGTCGAACAAATCAAACAAGCACGAAAAAATGGCTAATCACAAAAAACCAACACCAGAAGAATTAGAAGAACAAATGAAAGCCTCGCTTGAAAAGCTAGAAAAAGAGGATCAGGAACCCACAAATACACCAAGCGAGCCGGAAAATGAAACGGAAATACAGGAAACTGAAACACCAGAGGATCAAGTAAACCAAGACGACACCAGCACAGAGTCGGAAAGTGAGCCAGAAGAACCCCAAGAAGAACCAGAAAAAGAAACTTCGGTGAAAACAGAACCAAAAGATACGGACTGGAAAAAACGATATGAGGACTCAAGCCGCGAAGCTCATCTTCTATATGGTAAGGGTAGCAAGATGTTTCAGGCTATTGAAAAGGCTGGGGAAATACCAGAACCAACAGAGGAAGAATTAAAATCTGAATTTGAGGACTGGGAAGATATGAGCGATTTTGAAAAGCGCATGGCAAAGGACAACCTTCACAATAAGCGCAAGTTTGAGGCAATAGACCAAGCAGCCAAAGAGTTTAAAGAGATAGACGAATGGGGAATAAAGGTTGACAAGTTTATTGCTGATCCAGAAACAATCGCGAAATACCCGGAACTTGACGGGAAAGAAGAAGAGTTTAAGCTCTTTTCAACCACTAAGCCGAGCCGTGTTAATCAGGATTTTGACGATCTTGTGTTTGCTTTTCTTTATACTGCCGAAAAAAACAAACCAGCTCCCAAAAAGGGACAAATGCTTGAAACCGGAAGTGGCGGACCAAATAATAAACCTAAACCAAATGACGGAACTATTTCAGTTGAGGAAAGCCGCCGTCTTATGAAGAGCGACTATAAAAAATACTTGGAATTTGTCAGGGCCGGCAAAATACGGTTTGACGAGGTTTAAATTGCCACTTGACATGCAACTTTTACATAGTCTATATTAAAGATAACTTCATAACCTCAGATTGCTGAGCCGGAGTAAAAACACTTAATTTTTACAAAAATGGCATCAGCAAGAGCAACAACATTAGCACAAGGATTTTCTAATAGACTTCTCAAAGAAATGTATGAGAGGTCGCTTACTGACGTTATTGTCAATCGTGATTACGAAGGCGAAATTAACCAAGTTGGCTCCAAACTTAATATTCTAAACATTGATCGAATTTCTGAGAAAACCTATGATGGCTCAGATTTAACTGCGGAC